TGGCAATGTTTACAGGACAAAGAGATGTCTCTTTGATAAGAAAATTAAATAGAGAACTGATGGGTAATATCATTACCCAACAGTGTGCTTTATATCAATTTAAATTAGAAGAAACTAAAGTAAATATCTATGGAGAAGCAGCTGAAGCTAAATTTTATAATGGTCCATTTCTTTTTAATGTGTTAATAAATAGATCAAATGAAGAATATGCAGAAAATGAAGAAGGAATTCAATTTGGCCAACCTATAGATTTTTATTTTTTTAGAGATGATTTAGTTGATGCTGATGTAGTCCCAGAAGTTGGAGATATTATACTTTATCAAGAAGGATACTACGGTGTACAAAGTACAGTAGCAAATCAATATTTTGGAGGTAAAAACCCTGATTATCCTAATAACGATTCAACTGGCGATCCAAATCCACTTAATCCAAATCTTGATCAATTTGGTAGTAATTTATCAATATTAGTTTCTACGTATTATATCCCAGCGGATAAAGTAGCAATCTCACCATATATAGAAAGAATGTAATGAGTAAAATTAGAAAACCAATTCCAAAAACACAAAGGCAACTAAGTATTGAGCAACAAAAAGCTACTGATACTAGAAGAGGTAATCCTAATTCTACTGTAAATTCAAACGAATCACAAACGGGTATACCTTTTAATAGATCAACTAAATTAAGTTTTAAAGATGATTCAGTAAAACCATTTTCTATTGGTATTCAAGATTTAGATGAAGCAGTATTTTATTACTTTAAAAATGTAATTAAACCTTTTGTATACCAAAATGGAGAAAGAAGAAATGTACCTATAATATATGGAGCCCCAGAAAGATGGAAATCATTCCAAAGAGATGGATATTATAGAGATAAAAAAGGTGCTATAATGTTACCTATTATTGTTTTAAAAAGAGATACTATATCAAAAGATAGATCTGTTTACAATAAATTAGATGCTAATGGAGTTAATTTATATGGATCATTTCAAAAGAAATATAGTCCTGATAATTTTTATAACAATTTTTCAGTTTTAAATAATAAAAAACCTGTAAAAGAACATTATGCAGTTGCAGTCCCAGATTTTGTAACTTTAGAATATAGTGTACTTATACAAACTTATTATATGGAACAATTAAATAAAATAATTGAAGCATGTGAATATGCATCTGATGCTTATTGGGGTAACCCTGAAAGGTTTAAATTTAGAGCCTTTATAGATTCATTTAATACAAAAACAGAATTAACAACCGGTAGAGATAGATTAGTATTAGGCACATTTAATATACAATTAAGAGGTTATATTATTCCTGATACTATTCAAAAAGAAATGCATTCGATTAATAAATTTAATAGCAAATCTAAAGTTACAATTAATTTTGAAACAACAAGTAATAGTGATAATTTTAAACCTGGAGTTCAATCAGTTCCAGCAAATAGAGAATATCCTAATGGTCAAACTAGGCAAGAATAGTTTGGATACCTAATAATAGTTACGTACATTATGGTTACATTTAAAATAACGTTATATGATATATTGGTTTACGGGTCAACCCTGTTCAGGAAAGACCGTTTTAGCAAACATGCTTAAAGAAAAATATCTCCCTCATGCCTACCGCATAGATGGAGATGAAATGAGAGAATTATTTACAAATAAAGATTATTCTATAAAAGGTAGAATAACTAATGTAGATGCTGCTCAAAAAATTGCTCATTATTTACACAACCAAGGTAAAGATGTAATCGTATCTTTAGTTTCTCCTTATTTAGATCAAAGAGAAGAATTTAAGGATATAATGAAGTGGCAATTACATGAAATTTTTGTACATTATGATGTAGAAAAAGGATTTAGAGGTAGAGAAAATTACCATGTTATGCAGTTCCAAAAACCAGACTTAGATTATATTAATATTGACACTACAAATCAAACACCAGAAGAATCATTAAAGATAATAGCCAAAAAGACTGGTTTAGATGTAGTATATCCTAAAGGATCATTATTAAATGAATTACCACCTTCGGATTATCAATTAGATAACTAATATGGAGAAAAAAAATACATACTTTTGTGATATAGATGGTACTATATTTAAATATCGCAAATTTGAAACATACGAAACTACAAAAGCTGAAGGAATAGAATCTACTATAGATTACCTAGATAAAGCATCAGTTGAAGGACATATGATAATTTTAACTACAGCACGCCCTGAATACCTTAGGATGCATACTGAAATAGAATTATATGAAAATGAAGTACCATATCATAGATTAATTATGGGGATTGAAAGAGGACCTAGATATTTAATTAATGATATGGACCCAAATAAACCAGAAAAAAGAGCAATAGCAATAAACTTAATAAGAGATAATGGAATTTAAAGCAAAAGCAGACAAAGAGTCTTCATCATCAGAAGTAAAGTATTCATTTTTTGCTGGTAGATGGCAACCTTTACATAAAGGGCATTTATGGTTAATTAATGAAAGATTAAAACAAGGATATAATGTTTGGTTAGGAATTAGAGATGTAAAACCGGATAAAAAGAATCCTTGGACAGCACAACAAATTTTAGAAATGGTAAAAGAAGGTGAGTTAAAAGAACTTATTAAAGAAGGTAAAGTATTACCAACTATTATACCTGATATAGAATCGATTAATTATGGTAGAGGAGTTGGATATGATATTATTGAACACGTTCCACCATCTGAAATAGGAGAAATATCAGCTACTTCTATAAGAAAACAAATGAAAAAAGATGGTAAGTTATAAAAGACACATTGCAAAAACAGTTTCATGGCGAATAATAGGATCAATAGATACAGTAGTAATTTCAGGACTAATAACGGGTTCTTGGGAAGCAGGTTTGGCTATAGGGGGAATAGAAATCATTTCCAAAATGGTGCTATACTTCCTACACGAAAGACTTTGGTATAAATTTAGTAAATTTGGGTTAAATGACAAAACAAAAACCTAAAATTTTTGCACATGGTAGTTACATTGGTACTACTGGTTATGCTAATCACACAAGAGCTTTTTATAGAGAATTATCTAACATATATAATTTAAAAGTTAGAAATTTTACTATAGGAGGTTCTTGGGAAGGACATAATGATGAGCCCCATAATGGAGAAGATTATATAGATAATTTAGATAAAAAATTATTAGTTGAACAATCTTTATGGGATAATGATGATAAATTAAATCACCACTCATTTTATTCTAATTATCCTAATAATTTTAATCACAATATTAATATAGTTCTTAATGAAACAAACCATCATTTCTTTTACCAAGACTACCAGGGTCCTAAAATAGCATATAATGTATGGGAAACTACAAGACAACCAGATTATTTTTTTGACCAATTAAAAACATTTGACCAAATTTGGGTTCCTTCTCAATGGCAAAAAGATTGTACTGTAGAACAAGGTATAGAAGAAAATAAAGTAAAAGTTGTCCCAGAGGCAGTTGATGGTAATATATTTAAACCTAATAATAAAGTAACTTTACCTGATTATGATGATGGTAGATTTAAATTTGTTATATTTGGTAGATGGGATTATAGAAAATCAACTAAAGAATTAATAGAATCTTTTTTAGAAGAATTTGACAAAGATGAACCCGTTGACTTAATAGTATCTATTGATAATCCTTATGCTAAAGATAAATTTAAATCTACAGAAAAAAGATTAAAACATTATAAGTTAAATGACCCTAGAGTAAAAGTAAAACACTTTCCTACTAGAAAAGAATATATAAAATTTTTACAGAAAGGTCATGTATTTTTATCTTGTGCTAGATCTGAAGGTTGGAATTTACCTTTAATTGAAGCAATGGCTTGTGGTACACCTTCTATATATTCAAATTGTAGTGCACAATTAGAATTTGCTGAGGGACTAGGATTGCCAGTAAGTATTTTATCTACATCTAAAGCTAAAAAAGGGGAATATAGTAGTTTTTCTCAAGAAATGTTAGAAGGGGAATTTTATGATCCTGATTTTAATAATCTAAAAGAAGTGATGAGAGATGCTTATGAAAATTACGAATATCATAAAGAACAATCTATAATAGAGTCTAAAATAATTAGAAAAAAGTTTACTTGGGAAAATGCTGCTAAAATAGCAGGTAAAGAATTAGAAAATTTATTAAAAAATATCCCACAAAATAAAGTAGAAATAAGTTTTAATTTAGGTCCTAAAGTAGAAGTCCTTGGACACCATAATAACAAATATACAGTTGAATTTATAAATGGTTCTACTAATGAAATAGTTCATGTAGCTACTATTACTAATAATATGTGGACTCATTGTAGTAAAACATATAATATACCTTGGATAATTAAAATTAATGGTGAAGTAGTACATACTTTTAATTTAGAAAATAAAACAGTAAAAATTTCATTTGAATCAAAATCAATAGGAGATACATTAGCTTGGGCCCCACAAGTGATAGAATTTAAAAATAAATATAAATGTAATGTTATAGTTAGTACATTTCATAATGAATGGTTTAAAAATCTAAAAGATTATAATGATATCAAATTTGTACCCCCAGGAGAAACTCCTCCATGTTACGCTCATTTTCAAATTGGTTGGTTTAGAGATGAAAAAGGAGGTTGGAAAAACTTAAATGATCATCCAACCCAAGTAAACACAATACCATTAATCCAGGCTGCTGCTGATATTTTAAATATTCCTTATAATCCTGTTAACTATGGAATTGATTATAAAATAGGAAAAAGACCATTAAAACAAAAATATGTTTGTATTGGACCCCAAGCCACAGCAGGACTAAAAGAATGGCAATATGAAAGTTGGATTAAATTAGCTGATTCTCTAACTAAAAAGGGTTATAAAGTTATTAGTTTAACACTTAATGGGTTTAAAGGTAAAAATATTATTAATAAGAAAAATTTACCTTGGGATAAATTATTTAATTATATTCATCATGCAGATTTATTTGTAGGATTAGGTTCAGGATTATCTTGGGTTAATTGGGCTATGGGAAAACATACTTTAATGGTTAATAATTTTGTTCCTTATGGGTATGATGTGCCTAATAATTTAACTAAAGTAGAAAACCATTCTGTGTGTAATAATTGTTGGGTTAATAAAGATTATATTTTTGATACAGGAGATTGGGATTGGTGCCCAGAACATAAGGGAACAAATAAACAACATATTTGTCAAAAATCTTTAACACCAGAAGTTGTAATTAACAAAGCATTAAATTTATTAGATAATAAAAATAAAAAAAAATCTTTTATATGGATAACAGGAGGTAATGAAAGTTATCTTCCTATGATAGAAGTTTTAGCTAAAAGTTTACTTAAATATTCAAAACATAAAATTATAGTTTATGGGTTTAATTGTGATTCTAAAATAAATCTTCCTAATGTTATTAATAAAAGAATAGATTATCGTCCAAAACCAAAATCGGAATCAATTGGAGAACCAAATTTATTTAATAAAGATTACTCAATATTTTTTGCTAAGTATTTAGCTAGTTTAGATTCACTAAAAGAAAATTATGATAATTTTGCTTGGATTGATGGAGATGCTTTTGCAACAGAAAATATTGATAATTCTTTACAATATCTAGAAAATTTAAAAGATTATCCTTTATTTATGAAATACTTCCACGAAGATATTAATCAGTGGAGGTATTATAATAATATTAAATTAGAAGGAAATTATGGTAGCGAGTTAGCTTCAATTAAAAATATAACTAGAAATCCAAATAAAAAATTAATTGCTACTGGTTTTTATTTTTATAATAAAGAAAGTAAACCATTTTTTGATAAATGTTTAAAATGGAATAAAGAATTAAATTTATACAATATTAAAATTTATGTAGATGATAATGCATTTTCAGAAGAAAGGGTAGCTAACAATATACTTTGGGAAGAAAATAAGACATTAGATTTACCCATTACATGGAATAATTATTATAGTTCAGAGGATGAAATAAAAGTTAATTTACCTTATTTAAAACAAGGTTTTGATGTAATGTATGATACTAATACTTTAGAACCTTACTTTATACATGGTCCTGATCCTTCAGTAACTCCTAAAGGTGCAGATATTTTAAATAAAACTTTTAATGATTATAAATCATCTAAATTAATGATTATTGCTCATCCTGATGATGAATTAATATTTGGAGGAGAAGAATTAATAAAACATGGTTCTGATTATAAAGTAATTTGTCTTACAAATAAATCAAATAAAATTAGAAGTGAAGAATTTAAACAAGTAATGGAAAAATTAAATGTAGGTTCTTGGAAAATGTTCGACTATGAAGATACTTTATACCCTACAAAACAATTTGATTTAAAAAATATAATTAATTATAAAAATTGGGATAAAATAGTAACTCATAACCCTATTGGTGAATATGGACACCCTCAACACAAATTAATTTTTGATGCTGTTAAAAATGAGACTGATGATTTTTATGTATTTGGTAAATCTTCACAAAAAATATCCAAAACATATTTGGAGACTAAAAAATTATTACTTAAATTATATGAATCAGAACAATCTATTATAAATCAAATCTTAAATAAAAAAGGTGATTGGTTTAAAGGTAACTCGGATACAAACTATATTGAGTACGAATCAATAACTAAATACAATAAATTAAAAGACATATCAACTTATATAGCATGTTATGAAAAATAAAAATTTAATAGTAATTTTATGTTATTGTGATACACAAGAAAAATTAGATATATTACAAAGTACTATTTCTATTTTAAAAAATAACTTTAATATCCTAATTTCATCCCATTCACCACTCCCAACCTCAATCCAGTCTCAAATTGATTATTTTGTATATGATCAAAGTAACCCAATTTTACGTTTTCCAGAAAGAGGAATGAAATTTTGGAAAACAGTAGGGGGCCAAATAAAAATTTCTCATATTAAAGAAGATTATGGTTGGACAGTTTTTAATTTAATTAAAAATGCTATTTCACTAAATAATAATTTAGATTATCCATTTTGTTCTTTTATTAATTATGATACTAAAATTACTAACGAAATATTAGAATTACTTAATGATCCCAAAGATTTTATTTGTAGTAATTATATAGACCCAGCAACTAACCAACCTTTATTTCCTGGGTTATTATTAAATATTTTAAGTAAAGATAATATTATCAAAGTTGATTCTTTACTTAGTAAGTCAGATTATGTAAAACAAATTCCTAATACCCAAACTTCAATGTATAATGATGCTGAAAGTTATTGGGAAAGTATTTTAGAAAATTTTAAATATAAAAAAACAGAAGTAAAAGTAAAGGGTACTTTAGAATGTGGGTCTCCTGATGTTTTAAATTATAATAAATATAATACAAATTTTAAATTATTTTTTTCAGTTAGTAATAAACAATTATTAATTTATGATAATTTTAATAATCTTAATATTAAAATCAATGTAAATGGAGAAAATATAATATTAAAACAAATTAATGAAGTAATAAATTTGCCTGATATAAAATATTTAGGTATATTTATTGATTCAAAGTTAGTAGATATTACTAATATTTATACTAAAGACAAATTAAACAAAATAGAAAATTTATAATATGAAAGTATTAATTTTAGGCCATAAAGGAATGTTAGGACATATGGTTGCAGCATTTTTAGATTCAAAAGGATTTAAAATAGCTTATACTGATAAAAAATTTCCATCAATAGAATTTAAGAATGCGGTATGTAATTTTGATGGTGAATTTATTATTAATTGTGCCGGAGCTATATCTCAAAAAACAGATAAGTTTGAAATAAATTGGGAATTACCCCAATGGTTAGAAGAACAAACAAAATTTAAAATTATATACCCAGGAACTGATTGTGATGACGATAATGATGAATATGGCTTATCTAAAAAACAAGCATCAGAATGGATAAAAGAAAATGGAAAAAGAACTAAAATTATAAAAACTAATGTTTTTGGTCCTGAATGGGATTCATCAGCAAGTTTAATGAGTTGGTTTCTTTCACAAGAGAATGAAATAAATGGTTATACTAATTATTTATCCAATGGTAATACTACATTAACTTGGGCTCAATATTGTTTATATCTTATGTTTAATTGGGATAGTCATAACACAGAAACTATTTTACATAGTGAATGTATATCAAAGTATGATTTACTTTTATTATTAAAAGAAATATATCAAAAAGAAATTAAAATAAACCCCGTAGATAAACCAAAAAAAGATAAATGCTTAGTTGGTGGGGTACAAACTTTACCATTAAAAACACAAATATTGGCATTAAAAGAATTCTGTCAATATTTATAATAAATAAAAACACATGAGTACAACAAAGTTATCAAAAGAAGAGTTACAAAAACTAAAAGATTTACAAAGACAAGAAAATGAAATAACCTTTAGTTTAGGTGATATAGAAAAAAGAAAATACTTTTTATCTAAACGAAAAGAAAACCTTGAAAGCAATTATGTATCTCTTCTTCAAGAACAAGAAACATTAGGTAAGGAATTACAAGAAAAATACGGAGAAGGTAATATTGATCTAGAAAAGGGAGAATTCGTTAGTTCAGAATAGTTCTTTGAAAAAATCTTTAATATGTATAATAAAACAATATTAAAAATAACATATAAAGATGGCAGAAACATTATTATCTCCAGGTGTATTAGCTAGAGAAAACGACCAATCATTTATTACTCAACAGCCCGCAGAAGTAGGTGCCGCTATTATCGGACCAGCTGCAATAGGTCCTGTTGAAGTTCCAACATTAGTTACTTCTTTTAGCCAATATTCAGCAATTTTTGGTACTACTGTACAAAGTGGTTCAATTGCTTATTCATATTTAACTGCATTAGCTGCAAATAATTATTTTCAAAGTGGTGGGAATAGCTTATTAGTTACTAGAGTAGTACCCGAAACATTCTCTTCTGCTACAAGTTCATTTGTAGACTCAGTAGATGGTGAACCTTTATTAACGGGTGATACAAACGCAGCAGCATTATTTGCTAATGGGGTATCTGCAGGATCAGCTTTTACAGGATCAGCAGAAACTGTAACTTATACAGCAGCTACTTATTCTGCAACAGGAGGAGGTTCTGGAGCAGTATTTAATTTAGTAACAGATAATGGAGCAGAAGCTGCAGTAACAGCATCTTCAGCAGGAACAGGATATAAAGTAGGAGATGTAATTACATTTTCTTCAAACGATAACGGTGGTTCGCCATTAATTTCAACTACAATTTTTGATGCTGTTTCAACAAACACATTTAATACAAATACAGGTGATGATTCATTAGATGGAACTTATACCTTTACTAGTGGTAGCACTGCTGCTACAGATTTAATAGTAGGTGGTGGAGGAACTGCAACAGGAGTATCTGTTGACGTAACTATTTTAAATGGAGTAATTACTAATGTAGTCCCAAGTTCTGTCGGAGAAGGATCAATAGTAGATACAACATTATCTTTATCACTTGATGCTATTAATGCTCAAACTGGAGACGCAGGCGGAACAGGTGTCCTTGTTTTAACACTTACAGCAGATGAATTAAGTGCAGGAACTTTTACAATAACTTTAGACACAGATAATCTAGAAGCATCAGCCCCATCATTTGAGTTAGAAACAATTTCTGAAGGGGAAATAATGAACACTGGAACAAGCCAATTATCAAACGGAGCTTTAGTATCAGGTTCAACACAAAATGTACGTTGGTCAGTAGCTAGTGTAAATACAGGATCTGGAACATTTAGTTTACTAATTAGAAGAGGAAATGATAATACTAATCAACAAGTAGTATTAGAACAATATTTAGATGTATCACTAGATCCATATCAACCAAACTATATTGGAGCACAAATTGGTGATATTAAGAAAAATTTAGTAAATGATGGAGCAGATTATTATATCCAAGAATCAGGTTCATATGCTAACTTATCAAGCTATGTAAGAGTTAAATCAGTAAGAAAAACTCCAAATTATTTTGATAATAATGGAGCAGCAAAAGATAACTTTACAGGTAGCCTACCAGCTGTATCATCAGGTTCATTTGGAGGTGCTGTAGGTAGAAATATTACAACAGCAGCTTCTTCAAGATTAGCTAATTTTTACGGAGATATAGGTAATGGTGCTGCATTTGATACACAAGGATTAACTGGTAGTAATTATGATAACGCAATTGCCTTATTAGGAAATGTAGATGAATACCAATATAATGTTATTAGTGCTCCTGGATTAATTAACGCAGTACACGCAACTCAAACAACAGCTTTAGTTAATAATTCATTAAATAGAGGTGATAATGTTGCAGTAGTAGACCTAGTAAAATATGGAAGTTCAGTAGCTTCAGTAACACAAGCAGCTTCTTCATTTGATAATAGTTATGCTGCTACATATTGGCCATGGGTTCAAATGATTGATCCACAAACTGGAGAATTAGTATTTGTACCAGCTTCAACAGTAATCCCAGGAGTATATGTCTTTACAGATGCTTCAAGTGAACCATGGTTTGCACCAGCTGGATTAACTAGAGGAGCTTTAGGACAAGTAGTTAGAGCTGAAAGAAGATTAACAGCAAATAATAGAGATACTTTATATGAAGCAAATGTTAATCCATTAGCTACATTCCCACAAAGTGGAGTAGTTGTATTTGGACAAAAAACACTACAGAAAAGAGCTAGTGCTTTAGATAGAGTAAATGTACGTAGATTATTAATTGCTCTTAAAGGATTTATTTCTGGAGTAGCTGATAATCTAGTATTTGAACAAAATACAATCGCTACAAGAAATAATTTCTTAAGTGTTGTTAATCCATATTTAGAAGGAGTACAACAAAGACAAGGATTGTATGCATTTAAAGTAGTAATGGATGATACTAATAATACACCAACTGTAATAGATAGAAACGAATTAGTAGGACAAATTTTCTTACAACCAACTAAAACAGCTGAATTTGTAATATTAGATTTCAATGTATTACCAACTGGAGCAACATTTCCAGCATAAAAATTAAAAAGATAAATATTTATAATAAAATAAAACAATAAAATGGCAGTATTAGATCCGAACGAAATATTTTTCACAGCTTTTGAGCCAAAACAGCAGAATAGATTTATTCTTTATGTAGATGGTATTCCTGCTTATGTGGTAAAAGGAGTTGGAGCTGTAACCTTAACTCAAGGTACAGTTGAATTAAATCATATTAACGTATCAAGATATGTAAAAGGAAAATCCGTTTGGGATCCAATTTCTTTAACATTATTTGATCCAATTACTCCATCGGGTGCTCAAGCTGTTATGGAATGGGTACGTTTGCATCATGAATCAGTAACTGGTCGTGATGGGTATAGTGACTTCTATAAGAAAGATCTTACTTTTAATGTACTTGGTCCTGTAGGAGATATAGTATCAGAATGGATTATTAAAGGTGCATTTATTACAAATGCTGGATTTGGAGAATATAATTGGGATTCTGTAGATACTGCTCAAAATATTGAAATAACGGTACAACCAGATTATTGTATCTTAAATTTCTAAAAATTTTACCCACCCCTGATTGAAAAATTGCTTGGCTTAGGCCAAGCTTTTTTTTATCTTAATTATATGGTGCAAGACTATCCTAATTTTTTATCTTTAGAAGAAATAAAAATTATCAAAAATAGTATTTATGAACTAAAAGAATATTGGAAACATATTTCCCAATATGAAAATAGTCATGCCCAAATATATAAAGGTACCCCAGCAGAAGAAGCTATTATGGAACAGTGCAAAGCCGAATATACTTTAGGTGATGCTATATATAAATTAGAAGGAAAAAAAGAAAACATAGATATAGGAGTTCAATTATTATTAGTTGAAAAATTTTATTGGTTATATAAAAAGTTAATTAATAAAATAGAATTAATAACTTCCATACCTACGGAATTAGAAGACGAATTAACGGTTCCAGGATTTCATGTATTTACAGGTTCTTCACAACCTTTAAAAACATATGATTATCATTTAGATCTTAATATTTTAGATTTTTACCCCAAATTAGATGTAGATCAAATTTATTCATTTGTATCTTTAATTGAATCTAATGGTACTATACCTTATTTAGATTATAAAACTGGTACTAAAAATTATGAATTTGGCACTTTGCATATTTGGAAAGGAGATATACCCCACAGAATAGGACAATTAGAGTTAAAACAAAATGATTCTAGAATTACATTTCAGGGTCATTATTATTATAATCCTGTTACAAATTCTAATAAATTATTTTTCTAAATTACGTGGAGACGGTAAAAAAACTAATTATATTGATATTTATCAATGTACAAAACGTTATTAATAAATAAAGATTATGGCCGAATTTAAATTAGCTACAGAAGTTGTAGATTTACCCTCAAAAGGATATTTATACTCTAAAGATTCTCCTTTAGCAGAAGGAAAAATTGAAATTAAATATATGACTGCTAAAGAAGAAGATATTCTTACTAATTCTTCTTATATCCAAAAAGGAACTGTATTAGATAAACTATTTCAATCATTAATTGTTTCCAAAATAAATTATAATGATTTATTAATAGGAGATAAAAATGCAATTATGATAGCAGCTCGTATTTTAGGGTATGGTAAAGATTATAATTTTTCATATCAAGGAGTAGAAGAAACAGTTGATTTAACAGATATAAATAATATTGAAATTAATGAAGAATTATTTAAATCAGGTAAAAATGAATTTAGTTATACATTCCCTCATTCAGGTAATGAAATTACATTTAAATTATTAACTCATGGAGATGAAATGAAAATCCAACGTGAGTTAGAGGGTTTAAAGAAAATAAATAAAAATGAAGATCCTACTCTTACTACAAGACTAAAACATATGCTTTTATCCGTAGAAGGGAAAACGGATAAAAAAGATATTCGAGAGTTTGTAGATAAATACTTACTGGCGCGAGATGCTCGTGCCTTAAGAGAATATATTAAATCAATGTCTCCAGATGTAGATTTAACTTTTTTTCCCACTGGTAGCGAAACAACAAAATCAATTCCAATTGGGGTTAGATTTTTTTGGCCTGAATTTGGAAAATAGCCAGGTATACAGAAAAAATTTATTTACCCAAATACACAACATAGTCTTTCATGGAAATGGAGGCTATGATTGGTTTACGATATACAATATGCCTATTTGGCTTCGTAAATTTACTTTCCATGAAATAGACCAATATAATAAAGATCAAAATAAAAAACAGGAGGCTGCAATGAAAGGAAAAGGTAAAAAATCTATGGTAGATTCATCAGGTCAAGTAAAACGTCCTACATTTAAAAACAAGTCTAGTTATAAGTAAAATTATTCTTTTTAATATTTATAACAAAATACCCTTATGGCATTAGGAGACGATATTAAAAAAGGTAAAGTAGAAGCACAAGAGTTTAGACAAATCATAATGGATTTAGACTCTACGCTTAAGTCTTTAGCCGTTACTTTCTCACAAGGGATTACCCAACAAACAGCAAAAGCAACAGAAGAAGCTAAAAAATTAGCAGCTAGCTATTCTAATGACTTAACAAAAGGTATAACTGCATCTGAAAAAGCACTACAAGATATTGAAGATATTCAAGAAAAGTTAAACCAAGGCCAAAAACTTAGTATATCTGATAGAAATAAAATTAATAAGGCTGAAAGAGATCAATTAGTAACTTTACGAAAAATTGAACAAGCTAAACAAGAAGGAATTAAATTAGATGCTGAAGATTTAGTTGCCCTAGAAGAAAATTTTAAAAAACAAAACAAAATAAGAGGAGCTATAGAAGCTAGGGCTGAGGCACAAGAAAAATCTTTAGGGGCTGTTGGAAAAATTTCGGGTGCAGTTACTGGTTTATTGGATAAACTAGGAATGGGTAGTTTAAATAAGTTTTTTAATTTAGACAAAGCAAACGCCGAATCTAAAAAAACATTAGAAAATCTAGGTGATAGTGCAACAGCTGGTCAAAAAATAGGTACTGTTTCTAAAAATATTTTCAAAAATTTAGATAAAGGTGCATTAGCTGCTGGAGCTTTATTTAAATTAGCAGGTGCTTTATTTGATCAATTTAAAAAAGCAGATCAATCTACAACTGATATTGCTCGTGGCCTTAGTATGTCTAAAAAAGAAGCTAAGGAATTTAAAAAAGAAATGAAAGAAACCAGTGGATCATTTTTATCCACTGCAGTCTCAATAAAAGAACAGAAAAAAGCCTTAATGGCTTTAAATAAAGAGTTAGGAGGCACAGCAATTGCTTTTGATAAAGGTATTTTAGAAGGAGCAGCTGAATCACTAAACAGACTTCATCTATCAGAAGAGGCAATAGGTAACATGGCTAAACAAGCTATGAGAACTGGTAAAACCTTCAAGCAATTAGAAAAAGAACAGGCAGCGGGGGTATTAGCAGCAGAAAAAGAATTTGGTATTAGGTTAAAATTATCTGATGTATTAGATGAAGCTAATAAAATGTCGGCTTTAACAAGAATAAATTTAGATAAGTTTCCTGGTGGTTTAGCAAAATCTGTAGCTTTATCTAAACAGTTGGGGGCAAACATGGATGATATAAATGGAGCAGCTAACCAATTATTGGACTTTGAATCATCCATCAGAGCTGAAATGGCAGCTGAAGCATTGATTGGTAGAGATTTAAATTTAGAAAAAGCAAGATCATTAGCCCTAGACAATGATATGGCGGGACTAATGAAAGAATTAGTTGCGCAAGCTGGAAGTTTAGAAGAACTTCAGGGTATGAATAGAATCCAACAAGACAAATTTGCGGAGGCATTAGGGTTGTCAGGAGAAGCATTAGCTGAACAACTAGAAACAGGGGAAGCATTAGCAACACAAGCGAATGCAGAATTAGACAGAGATGCACAACAAGCATTAAATAATGAAAAAATGCTTTCATTACAAGAAAAACAAACATTAGCAATGGAAAAATTTTCTGAAACAATACAAATGTTAGGCCCACTACTATTAGTAGCTGCAGCGGCAGCAGCAGCTGTAGCAATAGCAGCATCATTTGGTGTTGCAACTCCTGCAATTGTTGGGGGTATTTTAGCAACTGCGGCAGTAGTAGGTGGAATTACAGCTATGGTTCAAGATGGTGTAGCACCTCCGGGTTCGGGACCATTTACTATTACAGATAAATTTGGTGCAACTACAATAACAGCAGCAGGTGATGGTTTAGCTGTTTCTCCAAATATAAACACAACAGGTGGAGCAGGTGGAAATGCTGATATGAAAGAAACAAATGCTTTATTAAGTAGAATCTTAAATAAAGAAGGAACGGTTAAAATGAATAGTACCCAGGTAGGTACTGCATTTAGTGTAAATACACGACAAATACAATAATTTAATATTTATAATAAAACAATAACTATGGGACTTTTAGATAAATTAGAACAAGGTAAATCTAACTTAACTGGATTAAATGGTGGTACACCTTCTATTCCTGATTTTGCATTATCAAAATTACATGATACTTACTCAGCAGACGGAATACCAAAACAACCAGGAAAACCATCACCAACAAATTTAGTTGATGGTGATCCAGTAAAGTATTTAGATAACTTACCAAGATAATAAAATATGGCTCTTTTAGATTTAACAACAGACCTTAAGTCTTTAAGGTATGGACGTGATCGTATAGGTGGAGGTGATAGTAGAGAACCTTTTATCACTAAATCTATTGACAGTACTCCTGGAGATACTGGTGGTCCTGACTTTCTTTTAAGAGCAAATAGTTTACAACATATAGGAGATGATACATCAAGAATGTTTGATTTCTTAAAAAGCCCAAAAGGTTTACAATTTATAGCAAAACAAAATTTATTATCAAGAACTGCTGTTAGAGCACAGGGTAGCAGTGGACCTATAAATGACGGAATTTATTTACCAACTTCTACCTTAGCTCAAGTAGCGACAAACGCAGCAGGAGGACATTTATTAAAACAAGGAATTAATCCTTTTGCCAATACAAAAGCAACTGATGTAAATACAGGAATTGGAATATTGGATACAATCTTAAATTCTCCACTTCCTTTATCTGCTCCTTTTTATGTTAAAAGAGTAACAAATAACCAAAGTAAAGAAGAAAATAGATTAGTTGAATTGTCTAAATATAAATTAGGTATAGCTAGTTCAAGTAATAACTCATCATTTTTAGACCAAATATTAAGTGGTACAGGTGTAGGTGGATTTTTAGGAAATCTTGGTGGTGGTATAGTAAATAATTTATTAGCAATTTCACCTTCAGCGGGTCAAAAATTTAATAATATTTCACTAAATGATGATGAAATTATAAGATATGATGGAGGACCAGGATCAGCATTAGGAGTAGGTCAAACATCATTAAAAAGAACTACATTTACTCAAAAAAATAATTTTCCGGATAATACTAAAGTTTATAATTATAGTCAATTAGTAGAAGCTAGTGATCTAGCTCAAGCAAGTAGAGGGGCAACTTTAAGAGATTTTAGAACAATTTTATCTCCCTCTAGTACTAATTCTGTAATTTCAACATCATTAGATTATCAAACCAAAAACCAAGATATTAGAGTAAATCAAGGAATTCCTGGTAGAAGAAATAAAAATTTATCAAATTATAATTTTAGTGCTAATGGAGATTTAACACCTTTAGATAAATTAAATGCTTTCCCTATATATTCTTCAACTAATGTTATAACAACTAAAGATAATATAAAAAATGACTTAGTTAAGTTTAGAATAGGAATCTTAGATAATAATGCGGATAACCCAGAGGGTTTAAAAACATATATCCATTTTAGGGCTTTCATTGATTCTTTTAGTGATACTTATGGAGCTGAATGGGGTGAAGAAAAATTTATGGGTAGAGGTGAAAAATTTTATAGATATGGTGGATTTAATAGAAATATAGAAATGTCATGGACCGTAGCAGCTCAATCATTACCCGAATTAATTCCAATGTATCAAAAATTAAATTTTTTAGCTTCAACCTTAGCACCAGATTATAGCTACAACGGATACATGCAAGGAAATATTGCTTATTTAACTTTTGGAGGTTACTGTTATGAACAACCAGGTATAATAACTGGAATGACTTTATCAGTCCCAGAACAATCAACTTATGAAATTGATATTGACAGTGGACAAGGAAGAGATGGTGGAATTAACACTAAAGAATTACCTCATATAATTAAAGTTTCAGGTTTTCAATTTATACCTATACATGATTTTGTTCCAAGAATACAACAAAATGATTATGATGGAGAAAAATTTGGTGATGCATCTCTTATATCTAAATGGGGTAAAGAAAGATATATAGCATTAGAAAATAAAAATGGAAGTAATTATACTGGTGAAAATGGTCAAAATACGTTTATAAAACCATCATCAACAACTCAACAATCAACTAATAATCAAGGAGATACATTAACAGAAGAAGCTAAAGGTATTTAAAATGAGAGATAGATATTCATATACCGCTATATTTGGAAATAGAAGAAGATACTATGGGAGTACTAAATATCCTGTTGTACCTTACACATCAGATGATATATTTGTTGTTACTCAAGAAGGAGATAGATTTGACCAATTGGCCCAACAATATTATGGAGATGCAAGCTTATGGTGGGTAATTTCATGTTCAAATCCTGGTTTAAAGCAAAATTCATACTATCTTCCTGTGGGTATCCAAATAAGGATTCCTCAAGATATATCAAAAGTACAAAAAGAATTTGCGATATTAAATAATAGATAGTTATGACTGGAAATTTACTAGGAGAAGAGTTTGATCCTTTTGTTTTTGAACAAATTAAAAAAAGACAAGAACTTATGGGTTCTGGTTTTAATGATCAATCTATATCCCCTAATCAAATTCAACTTTTAAATAATAAAAATTCATTTTTAAGATTAGCATCAAGTGTTGATCTTTTTAGTAACCATTCTGTACCCCAAAGCTTAGATGGACTTTCTGAACTTGATGAGCTAAAAACTCTTATAAAACTTGAAGAAGATACAGGGTATATAGAGGCATATAGAAGCAGTGGGAGACTACCTATCTTTCAACAAGAAGATAAAGAAAAATATAAATCATATAGAGAACAAATTATACAAAATAATCAACTTCAAACTGAAATAGCTAAAAATAAATTAAGATCAATAGGATTTAGTGAGAATGAAATTAAAAGATTTAAAAATAAATCTGAGCTAGCAAGATCAGCTGTATTATGGGGAGGATTAAGTAAAATAAATGAAAATATAGAGGGAGAAATTATTATTTCTAATTTTAGTCAAAGAAAAGGTATACAGTATAAAAATGATGTTTGGAATGGTAGTAAAGCTTATGGTCTAGGAGGCCCAAATTTTGGTAAACAACCTATGCCCGGTATAACATCTGCTACTATAGAATGTATTAACAGAGGTTCAACTAGGGATGCAACTATTCAAATAAAGGCATATAATACTTTTCAATTTCAATTACTAGAAACTTTATATTTAAGATTAGGGTTTACTATGTATTTAGAATGGGGTCATCAAAAATTCCTAAATAATTCTGGCGATTTAGAGGAAATAGGAAATACTTTTTTAGATAATGATTTTTTTCAAGATAACAAAAAATTATCTCAAAATGAAGCATTACAACTTATTCAAAATTATAGAGAAGAATATAGCGGTAATTATGATGGTTTTTTTGGTAGAGTAGTTAATTTTAGCTGGACTTTTAATGATCAAGGTGTATATGATATTACATTAAAATTAATAACACTAGGAGATATAGTAGAATCCATCCAAATGAACATCCCAGCTAATATAAAGTCATTCTCATCTAATAATCCATGGATTAATGCTCCATCTACTATGGAAGTATGGTTAGATAATTTTATAAATAAAGATAAATCCAAAAATTCTGTATTTCAAGGTGGTAATTATATTAATTTAAAGTCTTTAAATTATACTAATCGACCTCGTACCGAAACAACTGAATTTAAAACTCTTAATGATAAAGGAGAAGAAGTTAAAATTACTGGGAATTTCGTTGAAATATCAAAGAAATTAGCTGAAATAAAAAAGAAAACTAAAAACGTAGAAGCATTTGAAGAGGATATCCTTCAACTAAATAATATATATACGGGTAAATTTCAAATCCAAGATGGAACAACACATGAAAATAGTTATTTTGTACGATTTGGAACATTTTTAGAAAAAGTTTATAATAATATTTTACCAAGAGTAATAGGCCCAAAAGGTAATCTTCCAATATTAAATATTGAATTTGATGAGGAAATAAATGTTATAAGTGCCCAACCAAACCAGATATCTTTTGATTTAGGAGTTTGTTTTGTAAAACCAATGTTATTTGCTCCGGGGATATTAGGTCGTGATGGTCAAGCATCATCTACTCTCCAAGCAGATAGTATAAAAGATTATTTTATTTTAGAAAAAGAAGGTAAAATTGATGTTTTTTATGGAAAATTAATGAATTTATATTTAAACTTTAATTTTATAAAACAATGTTTAAACCAAAGTAATAATGATAGTGGTGTTGTAGATTTATTTTCATTTTTTTCTGAAATATGTAAAGGAATTAATAGTGCTTTGGGTGATGTTAATAAAATTGAACCTATTATTAATGCTGAAAAAAATACTTTAGTTTTTATAGACCAAAATCCAATAAAAGGTAATCCTCAAGTACTAAAAAAATTATTATCTTATATTCCTGAACCACAAGAAATTACTCCTTTAGAAGTGTTTGGTTTTAATACAACTGGTAAAACACCAATATCAAACTTTGTTAAAGAATTTAACTTTGAAACTAAAATTGATTCAAGCTTAGCTACAAACATAACAATTGGAACAACTGCAGGCGGGTCACAATCTAAAGTAACAGATGGTACAGCTTTTGGAAATATTAATTCTGGGTTAATTGATAGATTCCAAAAATCTATAGCTCCACCACCAGATTTTATTACAGAAGAACAATTAATAGAAATATCTAAACTAAAAGAAGAATCAGAAATTAGAGCTGAATTAAAGGAATGGTGGGGTGATATAGTAGTTACCGATGTCCAAAGAAATATCCCAGGTAAATTATCAACAGACCGAGATTTAAGAAATAAACAATTAGGTTACAGAGAAGAAGAAGATGGAGACTTTATTAGATGGGCATATCTTAGAACAAGCTCTGGTGTAAAAGATAAAAATTATGTAACAATAAATGCAAGAAATGGTTCGGGAAATAGAAAAACTGGTAGATATAAAGGATGGAATTTTGAAAATGAATCTCTTGAAACAGCCATATCAGGTTATATTGCATGGAAAAAAATACAAGGAAAAGATGTATTAGATGTAACAGATATTGATTTTGAATTATCTTACCAAACTTGGCTTGTTTATGCTGTAGGAGGGGTTTTAGCTGGAAAAAAAGATGTTGATGGTCAACCTTTTTCTATTGGATTAGATGAAGCTTTATACCTAAATAGAGACAATACGGGTTTCTTTAGTCAAGGAAAAGCTGCATTTAAAGAATATTTAAGAAAAAGAGATCAAAAAATATTTAGAGTAACAGGAAATCCATCTAATCAAGGAGGTTTTATTCCTATTGAATTAAGTTTAACTGTAGATGGAATTAGTGGGATAAAACTTTTTCAAAGAATTAATGTAAATAATAGATTTCTCCCAGTTGAATACCAAAATTTTGGAACCCAAGCTTTAACTTTTCTTGTTATGACAATAAATCATGACCTTCAAGATGAAAAGTGGATAACTAAAATTACTACTTTAAGTATACCCCCAACACAACCTGATAATATTGAAGCAGTAGACACAGGATTATTTGATTATTTAGTTTTAGATGAAAATGAAACACTTAGTCAATCTGAAAGTAATGGAAATGCTCAAAGATATTTACCTTCTCAACTAGTACCATCAAATAATGTAAGAAAAAAATTAAAATCATCAGAGGCTTTTAGAGCAAATGCATATAAAGACCCAGGTACTAAAAATGATCCAGTTAAACAGGGTAAACCTATTACAATAGGGTATGGTCAAACTTATTATACCCCAGGTCAACAGTATACTAGAAATGGAGTACTTCAAACTCAAACAGGAAAATCATTTGTTAGAAGAGGAGATGGTAAAAATGAAATAAAATTAGGAGACCAAATAACTCAAAATTCCGGAAATAAAGGATTCAATGATATAGTTAACTATACTGGACAACAAATGGTAAAATCTGGGGGATGGGGACAAATTCCATTTACTCAAAATGAATTTGATGCTTTAGTTCATTTTAACTATAATACAGGTCCTTTTTATGGAACAAAAACTCCAGGTAAAAAGAAATTATATGACTTAATATTAGCAAAAGATTATACAAAAGCAGGAGAAGTATTAGCTGATACTATGGTAAATGCTGGTGGTAAGCCCATATTAAGGAGTAGAAGAAATATGGAATCAAAATTATTTTTAACTAACCAACCACCTAATCCAGCATAAAAATGTATTTTCCAAAGTCACAAATAAAAGAAAACTTATACACCGATGGTACAGAATATATGGTTGCGGCAACAAAAAAACCATATAAAGGATATTATTTTCAAGTTTCTAATAATAAAAAATATACAGGTAAAAATACAGATGATTTACCTAATAATCAGCTTCAACCTTTAACTTCAGTATATAACGAATATGAAGATAGTTTACTAGATGAAAATCAAGGAACATATTGGTCAGGGTATTATTCTTTTTTGCAAAGAAAAAAAGGTATTGAATTACTAACTCCGGCACAATCCCCAAAACAAATAATACCAATACCAACAGAATTAAATTATAATAATGGATATTTTAATAGATATTTTCTATATAACTTTGTAGATTACTCTACAATAGAAACAAATTTAATTTCTTATACATCTTTTGTAGATAATGACCCATCAACACAGTTTGATAAATATACCCCAGTTCAAATTATATGGGCATTAACAGGTAAAAATGAAGAAGTTTATAAATCAAATTTTAATAGTGTTAGACTAAAAGAAAAAAAACTACAAATATATGGGTTTAGTAATTTTTTTACTAAAAAATACACTCAATACTTTAAATTTGATGAAAACGAAAATTTATATAGTAATGGATCGGAGTTAAGATATACTAAAAGCAAAAAACCATATATAGGTTACTATCACATCCATCCTAAAAAAGGACCAATGGTAGGTAAACAACATATAACAGAAGCTCATGATTATTTGGAATTTTTACCAACAGGTTCTATATTAAACCCCATTCCACCATCCTCACAATCGGGTTCATATGTAGAACCTACAAGAAACATTTCAATAACAAGTGGAGGTTATTAAATAATTTCGTATATTGGGGGTTAAAATAAAGGTATATGTACTGGCTTGTAGAAGACGAGGAGCAGTTAAATGTTTTAATAAATAGTAGTTATAAAAAGGCTTTCATTGAGGTAATACCTTACAATGACACAATACACCCCGTACAAAACCATGTTAGTTTAGTGTATATTAGACCGATTGAAGCGAGTAAAGGTTTTATGGTATGTGTTACACATAGTGAATCTTTAAATGCATTAAACACGCGTATAAACGATTTATTAAATAAATTTGAAATATTATATTGTAGAGATAAAAAAGAAATATTACATTATTTCCCAATCAAAACTCTTTATGACATTAATCCACCCCCTAATCCGTATATACGACCTACAACACCTACACATGATTTATATTATAGACAACATAAGGATAATCCCGAGTTAAATTTAATTATCCCGATTGTTAAACATTATGAATTGTGTGAAAACATTTTTGAAGATTTAAAAGCGAATATTAACAATAAAATAACAAAATATGATGAGTTCTTTAACAGTCGAGTGTCAGTGGTATTCAACGCCATCGAGAGAAGTGGCATACGTATACACAATGAAACCTTCAGTGGATACTTCCACGCAGTTGACGGTGAATACGTCAACACTCAGTTCAACTTAAAAACAACAACTACTAGACCTAGTAATAAATTTAATAATGTAAATTATGCGGCACTTAATAAAGAAAATGGATGTAGAAAAAGTTTTATACCACGTAATAATAGGTTTGTGGAAATTGACATTAGTGCTTACCACCCTAGCTTGTCTGCTCGTCTTATTGGGTATGATTTTTCCGGTGTTGATATTCACTCTCATTTTGCGTCCTTATATGGAGTGGATTATAAAAAATCGAAGGAACTTACCTTCAAGCAGCTCTATGGAGGCGTTTTCGAAAATTATCGAGGCCTGGAATTCTTTCAAAAAATTGAGAAATACGTAGGAGAACTTTGGGATAAGTTCCAAAGCGATGGGTTTGTAGAATGTAAGATTTCTGGATATAGATATGAAAAGAAAAACTTGGATAATATGAATCCACAAAAGTTATTTAATTATATTTTACAAAATTTAGAAACGTCTACAAATGTGTTGATATTATGGGATATACTTTGTATATTGAGGAAATATAAAACGCAATTAGTATTATATACATATGATTCGTTTTTATTAGATGTAGATGATGAGGAAGCAGAAGTTTTAGATAGTATTAGAGAAGTATTTAAAAAATATAAATTAAACATAAAAGAAATAGAAGGTTATGACTACAATTTTACAGAATAATCCTAATATGTATAATACAGAATATGATGTCGTATCTGACATTAAAATATTAGGCGATTTGAATAATAAACTTTTTTGCACATTTACAGATTTAAATGGTCTTGATGTTCTTATTGAAGACATTAAATCCAAATATGATATTATATACAATAAACTTTTTGTACTAGAAATAGTAGGGAAAGATGAATATGTAGTTACATATAATGTAGATCAAACAAATTTAAGTACAATCCCAGATAATACTATCTTGGTGCATAGAAAAAAAGAATCAAATACTTTATATACTATTAATGCTTTAAATGAACTTATTAAAAAACTTAATGGTGGGGTTGTAGATACTAGCTACAAGGTGGATTGGCAACATTATAGAAATTGTGTTTTACTTACTCAACACAATGAATTAAATCAATTAAATACAAAAATATATAAAATTATAGAGTTATAAAGTAAAAATAGGTTATGAAAATTTGGGTAAATGGTTGTTTTGACATTCTTCACAGAGGGCATTTTGAATTATTTAATTTTGCAAAATCATTAGGCGATATACTAGTCGTTGGAATAGATTCTGATGAAAAAATAGCTAAAGATAAGGGCCCTAATAGACCCTATAATAATTTAGAAGATAGAGTATACGCTTTAGAAAGTTTAAAGGCTATACATAAAGTAATGGTTTTTGATAATAAAGAACATTTAGAATGGTTAGTTAAAATAACTAAACCTGATATTCTAGTAGTTGGGAGTGATTGGAAAGGAAAAGAAATTGTAGGTGGTCAGTATGCTAAAAAAATTGTATATTTTGATCGTATAGGCAATTATTCAACAACAGACATTTTATCAAATGAGAGAAAGTAAATTATATCCTGATAGACAAAAAAAAGCTTTTGTGGATATTGATGAAACAATATGTTTTTATACAAATAAAAGAATTTATGAAAAAGCAATTCCCAGCACTGATAATATAGCTAAAATAAATCAACTTAAAAAAGAAGGATGGCATATAACATATTATACAGCTAGAGGTGGTTTTAGTAAAATTGATTATACTGAATTAACTATACAACAATTAAATAAATGGGGATGTCTTTTTGATGATCTCGTGGTTGGGTATAAAGAAGATATTACATTACCAACTAAACCATCATTCGATTTAATTATTGATGATAAAGCTAAACGTATAGAAGAACTATGATAGTAAAACCTAAAATAGTACAAAAAGGGTGGGGTGAAGAAATATGGATACATAATGATAAAGAATACTGTGGTAAATTACTTAGATTTTTTAAAGCAGGTAATAAATTTTCTTTACATTACCATATAATTAAAAAAGAATCTTGGTATGTAGGTAAAGGCAGTTTTGATTATATTAGATTAGATACTGAAAAAGGTATAGAACATACAACTACTATTTTACCTGGAACTTGTATTACAATTGAAAGGGGATCTCCTCACCAATTAATAGCATTAGAAGATATGTCAGAAATATTTGAAGTATCTACTCAACATTTTGATGAAGATAGTTATAGAATAAGAATAGGAAATACATTATGAAAATATTAATAATAGGAGAGTATTGTACAGATAGATTTGTTTATGGTGAATGTAATAGAATTTGCCCCGAAGCTCCTGTACCTGTTTTTAATCCTGTAGGATCCAAAGATAATGCAGGGATGGCTAAAAATGTTTTTAATAATTTTTTATCAATTAATAAAGGGAAACATGAAGTAGATTTTGTTACTAATCATAATCATATTTTAAAATCTAGAATTGTTGATGTTAAAACTAATCAAATGTTAGTAAGAATAGATGATAATGATAGTTGCCCACATTTTGATGGTTTAGACCAGTTACTAAATGAAAATTATGATGTTGTGATTATTAGTGATTATAATAAAGGTTTTTTAACTGAACATGATATAGAAGCTTTAATTAATGAATATCCCTTATCATTTATTGATTCTAAAAAAACGTTCGGAGATTGGCTTAATAAAGCTTCATTTATAAAAATAAACCAATCAGAATATGAAAAAAATAAAGAAAATTTAATTGATTATAAAGGTCAATTAATTGTTACTTTGGGAGAAAAAGGAGTTTTATGGGATAATACAGTTCATACTCCTTCTAGACAAGCAGAAGTATTAGATTTATCTGGTGCTGGGGATACTTTTTTAGCAGCATTTGTACATTCTTATTTAGAAAGTAAAAATATAAAAGAAAGTATTCAATTTGCTCAAGATTGTTCTTTAAAAGTAGTAGAAAAGAAAGGCGTAGTAATATTTAAAGATGATTTGGATACATAATTAATACTTCGTATATTACAGTTACATTAACAAAAGTTATAAAATAAAAATTAGTTACATTTATGGATTTATCAAAGCTTAAACAGAAATTGGATACCCTCCAATCAAAACCACAGGGTGGTCAAAAGACCGATTATTCAACAATTTTTTGGAGACCTACAGTAGGTAAACAACAAATTAGAGTTGTACCATCAGCGTATGATTCGTCAAACCCATTTACAGAACTTAAGTTCTATTATGGTATTACTAATAAAGTAATGATTTCACCAGCAAATTTTGGTGAAAAAGACCCAATTGCTCTATTCGCAGGAAAATTGCGTGAAGGTGAGTATAATAAAGAAAATTATGTACTTGCTAAAAAACTAGATGCTAAAAACCGTGTTTTTATTCCCGTTGTAGTACGTGGAGAAGAAGATAAAGGTGTTAGATTATGGCAATTTGGAAAATTAGTATATGAAGAATTGTTAGCTCTCGCAGTAGATGATGAAATTGGAGATTATACTGATATTGTAAATGGTAGAGACCTTACAGTAGAAACAGTAGGACCAGAAGCAACTGGAACTCCTTATAATAAATCATCGGTTAGAGTAAGATTAAAAACATCACCACTTAGTGAAGATGCTTCATTAGTAGAAAAATGGGGTAATGACCAACCTAACCCTAAGGAATTATTTAAGAGGTTTACATTTGATGAAATGAAATCTGCACTAGAAAAGTGGTTATCACCCGAAGATGATTCAGAAGAAGTAGTTGCAGCACCTGTTGCAGCTAAATCTACTAGTAATTTTAGTTTAGATACAACTAAAGCTAAACAAAGTAAAGTGGATGAATTTGATTCATTATTTGATTCAAAAGAAGGTAAAACTGATGATTTACCCTTCTAGATATGGCAAAAAAAGTATCGAAGTCTCTCTCGGCAGCAGTGTCTGCCGAGATTAAGAGCAAATTTGATCTAAATAAATTTAAATCATCTAAAGGTTTAAATAAAAATGTCAAATTTAAGGATCAACAATGGATACCATTATCACCTGCTTTTCAAAAAGTAGCAGGAGTACCTGGTATACCAATGGGACACATTTCATTACTAAGAGGACATTCTGATACAGGTAAAACAACAGCTTTACTTGAAGCAGCAGTATCAGCTCAAAATATGGGAATACTTCCTGTATTTATTATTACTGAAATGAAATGGAATTGGGAACATGCAGCCCAAATGGGGTTAGAAGTTAATCTAATTAAAGATGATGATGGTGATGTTGTAGATTATGAAGGTAATTTTATTTACGTTGATAGAGAAACATTACATACAATTGAAGACGTAGCAGCTTTTATTATGGATTTACAGAACGAGCAGAAAAAAGGTAATTTACCTTATGATCTAGCATTTTTCTGGGATTCAATTGGTTCTATTCCTTGTGCAATGTCAGTTGAAAAACTGAAAAATAATAATGAATGGAATGCTGGTGCAATGTCAACCCAATTTGGTAATACAGTTAACCAAAGTATTGTAATGTCCCGTAAAGAATCATCACCATATACTAATACATTAATTGCAGTTAATAAAGTTTGGACAGCTAAAGCTGAATCCCCTATGGGTCAGCCAAAAATGATGAATAAGGGTGGAATGGCAATGTGGTATGATGCTACATTTGTAGTTACATTTGGAAATATTTCAAATGCTGGTACATCTAAAATTAAGGCAATTAAAGGTGGTATGCAAGTAGAATGGGGTAAACGTACAAATTTACAAATTGATAAAAATCATGTTAATGGTATGCAATCAAGAGGTAAAATTGTTATGACAAATCATGGTTTTATACAAGATACAGATAAAGATAAGAATGCTTATAAGAAAGATCATGCAGATGAATGGTCTAAAATCTTAGGAGGAGGACAGTTTAAAATTGTAGAAGACCAAGAAGATACAACCCCCGTACTTTACGACGTACAAGACTTATAAACTAAAACATGAAGCACAAAGAACTATTTAGTCTTTTGGACAGCGTTCAAGAGAATCAGGAAGAGACTATACCTAAAAAACATGACAGAGTTTTAATTTTAGATGGTTTAAATCTATTTTTTCGAAACTTTGCTATGATGAATATGGTTAATCCTGATGGAATTCACATTGGTGGGTTAGGTGGGTTTTTCCGTTCTTTAGGTGCCATGATTAGACAAACAAACCCAACTTCTGTTTATGTAATATTCGATGGAGCAGGTTCTACAATTAACCGAAAGAACTTGCTCTCCGAATATAAAGAAACAAGAAATTTACAAAGAATTACTAATTGGGAAGCATTTGATTCATTAGAAGAAGAACATGATTCTAAGATTGATCAAATAGTAAGAATAATCCAATACTTAAAACTATTACCAGTTAAAACTACTATTCTTGATAAAGTAGAAGCTGATGATATTATAGCGGTATTATCTAAAAAATTAGTTAAAAAACATAATTCAACTTGTTTTATAGTATCTAGTGATAAAGATTTCTTACAATTAGTAACTGATAAAATTATTGTGTATAGACCAATGGAGAAAGAATATTATACTCCTAAAGTTATAGAAGAAAAAATAGGTTTATTACCTTCTAATTTTATTTTACATAAAACATTATTAGGTGATAACTCAGATAATATTCAAGGTATTAAAGGGTTAGGTGCTAAAGGTATATTTAAAAAATTTCCTGAGTTAAAAACAAAACACTTAACTTTAGAAGATATTTTTGATATATCAGCTAGGAAATTTAAAGAACATGTTGTATATTCACGCATAATTCAGGATCAAGCTAGAATTGAAACTAATTATAAAGTTATGGATTTAAGTATTCCTATGATTGATGATAAAGGAAAAAAACATATAGATAATTTAATTATAGAAGATTTCCCAGATTTTAATCCTGAAATGTTTATTCAATTTTATAATGAAGATAAACTAGGAGGAATGATTAGAAATTTAGAAACATGGTTAAAAGATATATTTTCACAATTTAAAGGTTATAAAGATTGACGTTAAATAGTATAAATCAGTACGGACACGAATTTCAAATAAAGGTTTTATCATCTTTATTAACTCATAAAGAGTTTTTAGTTAATATACATGATATAATTTCTGATGAATATTTTGAAAACCCAGCACAAAAATGGGCTATAAAGGAAATATTAAAATATTATGATAAATATCATACTACACCTTCATTAGATATACTAAAAGTAGAATTATTAAAAGTAGATAATGAAGTACTACAATTATCAATTAAGGAACAACTTAAATTAGCATATGTAACTTCAGATGAAGATTTAGAGTATGTTCAAGAAGAATTTACAAATTTTTGTAAAAATCAACAATTAAAAAAAGCATTAATGTCTTCTGTAGATTTACTTAAAGGAGGGGATTTTGATGGTATTCGTTATTTAATAGATAACGCTTTAAAAGCAGGACAAGATAAAAATTTAGGACATGAATATATTAAAGATATTGAAGAACGTTATAGAGAAAATGCAAGAGAAACTGTTCCTACCCCTTGGCCTAAAATTGACCAATTATTGCAGGGTGGACTTGGAAATGGAGATTTTGGTCTCATATTTGGTAATCCAGGAGGTGGTAAATCTTGGTCATTAGTAGCTATAGGAGGACATGCAGTTAGATTAGGATATAATGTACTTCATTATACCCTAGAATTAGGAGAAGAATATGTTGGAAAACGATATGACGCTTTCTTTACAAAAATACCAGTTAATAAGGTAGACTCACATAGAGATAAAATTGAGGATATAATACCCCAATTACCAGGTCAACTTATTATTAAAGAATATCCAACAGGGAGGGCATCAGTTTCAACAATTGAGTCACATATTGCAAAAAGCACAAGTATGGGAGTCAAACCAGATCTAGTACTAATTGATTATGTAGACCTTCTTTCATCAAGAAAAACAAATAGGGAGCGTAAGGACGAAATTGATGATATTTATACAAGTACTAAAGGATTAGCTAGACAACTTAACATACCAATTTGGTCTGTTTCTCAAGTTAATCGTGCAGGAGCACAGGATAAAGTTATCCAAGGAGATAAAGCAGCTGGATCATATGATAAAATTATGATAACTGATTTTTGTATGTCTTTATCTCGTAAAAAAGAAGACAAAGTTAATAATACAGGAAGGTTCCATTTAATGAAAAACCGATATGGTATGGATGGAATTACTTTTGGTATACAAGCTGATACTTCTACTGGTCACTTTGTTGTTAAAGATGAGTATGTTGAAGGTGAAGAATCTGAAAATTTTACACCTTCTTCAAAGTCTAATAAATTTGACACAGATGTAGATACTTTTGATAAACAGTTATTACGTAAGAAATTTTTTGAATTAAACACTTAAATAAAAACAATGGCAAAAACATCATTATTACAGGAAAGAATAGTATATAAACCCTTCGAATACCCGGAGGCTTTTGATTTTTATATGAAACAACAACAAGCACATTGGCTTTGGACAGAAGTACCAATGATGGCTGATGTTAATGATTGGAAACAAAACTTATCAGAAACTGAAAAAAATATTATAGGTTCTATTCTTAAAGGATTTGCCCAAACCGAAACAGTAGTAAATGATTATTGGACACAATTAGTTACAAAATGGTTTAGAAAACCTGAAGTTATTGCAATGGCTGTAACTTTTGGTTGTTTTGAAACAATTCATGCTGAAGCTTATTCTTTATTAAACGAAGAATTAGGTTTAGATAATTTTAGTGAGTTTTTAGAAGATGAAGCAACAATGGCTAAAATTGATGCCTTAATGCAAGTTAAAGATTCTCATGATGGTACTCCTGATTGGCATGAAAGAGCTAAATCATTAGCAATTTTTTCTGCATTTACAGAAGGTGTAAATTTATTTTCTTCATTTGCTGTTTTATTATCTTTTAAATTACAAAATAAACTTAAAGGAGTAGGTCAAATAGTTGAATGGAGCATTAGAGATGAATCTTTACATTCAAATGCTGGGTGTTGGTTATTTAGAACATTATTAAAAGAACACCCAGAATATGATACTCCAGAATTAGAAGAACAAATTAAAGAAGCAGCTTTATTATCACTTAAACTTGAATTAGATTTTATAGATAAAGTATATGAAATGGGTGATTTAGAAGGTTGTACTAAATATGATTTAGTATCATTTATTAAACATAGATTAAATACAAAAATGGGTGATTTAGGATATGGTTCTATTGTAAATGGTATAGATCAAGAAGCAGTACAAAGAATGAGTTGGTTTGATAATTTATCAGCTGGAAAACAACATACAGATTTTTTTGCAAACAGAGTTACTAATTATTCAAAAGGTGTTCAAAATTGGGATGCTGGTTCATTATTTTAAAATATGGAAAATAACGCATTACAAGTAGATTATACAAATTGGGAAGCTGGAAAACAGTACCCTGAATGGATGGATGAAATTTCTTTAGCAACAGTATCAAAAGGGTACTTATTACCTGGAGAAACAGTAAAAACAGCTTATAGAAGAGTAGCAAATGCCGCAGCAACTAGACTAAAAAAACCAGAATTAGCAAATAAATTTTTTAAATTATTTTGGAATGGTTGGGTTGGATTAGCTTCACCTGTATTATCAAATATGGGAACTGATCGTGGTTTACCTATTTCTTGTTTTGGTATTGATACACCTGATTCTATACGTGGAATTGGTTTAACTAATGCGGAACTAATGAAATTAACAGCATCTGGTGGGGGTGTAGGTATTTCGCTATCTCGTATTAGAAAACGTGGAGAAGGAATAACAGGAAATGGTAAAAGTGAAGGTGTAGTGCCTTGGGCCAAAATATATGATTCAGCTATTATTGCTACTAATCAAGGTAATGTTCGTAGAGGAGCAGCTTCTGTTAATCTAGATATTAATCATGGAGACATTGATGAGTTTCTTCAAATTCGTAGACCGAAAGGTGATCCAAATAGACAATGTTTAAATTTACATCAATGTGTAGTAGTAGATGATTTTTTTATGCGTAAATTAGAGTCTAGAGATCCAGATGCATTAAATACATGGGCAACCATCTTAAAAGCAAGAATGGAAACAGGTGAACCATATGTAATGTATAAAGATAATGTTAATAAGGATAATCCTATTGCTTATAGATTAAATAATTTAGATGTAACAATGACTAATATTTGTTCTGAAATTACATTATTTACAGATGAAGAACATTCATTTATTTGTTGTTTATCATCTATGAATTTAGCTAAGTATGATGAATGGAAAGATACTGATTCAGTAGAATTAGCTACTTGGTTTTTAGATGGTGTAATGCAAGAATTTATAGATAAATCTAGTGGAAGAGAATCATTAAAAAGAACTCATAAACATGCATCTAAGGGTAGAGCTTTAGGTTTAGGTGTAATGGGTTGGCATACATTTTTACAACAAAAAGGATTACCATTTAATTCAATAGCATCAACAGCACACACACATAACATTTTTTCGGGCATCAGAAGCCAAGCTGAAAAAGCATCTATGGCATTAGCTCAAGAATATGGAGAACCACTTTGGTGTAGAGGAACTGGAATGAGAAATACTCATCTATTAGCTATTGCACCAACAGTATCTAATTCTGTTATAACTGGAGGAATTTCGGCAGGAATTGAACCTTTACCAGCTAATGTTTACACATTTAATGGAGCTAAAGGTACTTTTATTAGAAAAAATAAAGTATTACAAAATTTATTACAAGAAAAAAAAGAAGATAAAAATAAATGGTGGGATCAAATGTTACAAGATGGTGGTTCTGCCCAAAATCTACCAGATACTGTATTATCTCCTGATGAAAAAGAATTATTTTTAACGTTTTCTGAGATAAATCAATTAGAACTTGTGCGTCAAGCTGCAATAAGACAAAAGTATATTGACCAAACTCAATCTTTGAATCTTTCATTTGACCCCAATGATTCCCCAAAATGGATAAATCAAGTACACATGGAAGCATGGAAACTTGGGATAAAAACATTATATTATCTAAGAACTGATAGTGTAATAAAGGGTGATCTTGGTTCAAGAATGGCAGATTGTACGTCTTGTGATGGATAACCATATGTATTAGTGTTATTCTTCATAGTTGTTAGTTACATTTTGTTTAACTAAAATCATATATTTTATGGAAATTTTAACTAAGATTGGCTCTTGGGCCAACAAACTGACTGAAATAGGAATTTCAGTTATTGCACTCGGAGTAGTACTTGAAGTACTATTTGGCGGAGTTGGTATCCCATTTTGGAAAGATATATCTGTAGTGGATAATATTATGGGAATACTTGGTAATCTAGATGGAAAAGGTCTATTAGGTCTTGTTGGTGCATTTGTACTAATTCATATACTAAAAAAATAGTATAAAAGATTACAAAGAAGATTAAGAGGAGATGCACTAGTATCTCCTTTTTTCATATTTATGGGCAAATAATAGTTCCAAAAAATATAGTTATCTACGTAAATAAATAAATTAAACTATATGAAAAAATTTCTATTATTAGTGCTTGTGTTATTAACAATAACACCTATATACAGTCAAAATGATGGACCCCTAATTCCAAAACCTTTAGGATCAAAAGAAACTAAGGTAAAAAAAGATAAAAAACCATTTACATTTTTTAAAGATGTTTATAAAGATTTCTTAAAATATGGAACTATATATGCTGCTGGAGATATTAGAAATGCGTATGAAAACTCAAGAAAAGATTATTTCATAGAAAGACCAGCAGATGGAGATTTATATGGTATTCCAAGAATAGTTGAAGTAACAGATTATTTTGATTTTGATTACAGGTATGGAATTGGTATTAGAAAATTAGGTAGGTTTGGATATGAAAGAAAACCAAATAATTTTTGGACAGGTAATGCATATAGAGAAAATCAACAAGCACTATCAGCTCCAACCTCAGCAGTTGATGGGTTTGAATATTTATTTCATTTTGAAAAAGAAAGATTAAGAGGAGAAGAATTTACTAATTGGAGATACTTTTTAAGACATACAGGAAAATATCATATTGCAAAAGTAGAATCTAGAGAGCAAGGAACATTTGATTTTTCTTATAAATCAGCTGAATTAAGGGCTAGATTGCCTATTGGAAAGAAATTTAGTATTAGTGCGGGAGCAATTTATAGAACACATGAGCGAGCTTATGGTTATAACCCAATTGAACTATGGTTAAATGAAACTGAACAGTTTTACGATCAAAATGGTAATCCATTCTTAGATGAAAATGGCAACCCAATCGAATTTCCCTCAAACCCATGGTACTCTTTAGGATACGAATATGGGTTTACAGATGTAGGATACGAATCAACTAGTTACGATCCAGAAACAGGAGAAGAAGTAACAAATTATGATTGGTATTGGTATAATCCTCAAAACCAAATAGTAGCTTATTCTGATTTAGATTTTCGTAACTCAGTATTTAGAGATTTAGTTAATAGATTTAATAACGAACAATGGGACTTAATTGGTGCTTTTGGTGTTGTATCTCCTATTATTGGAGCTGATTTTTATCATTATCAAAATAATTTTTGGTTACACGCTTATGCTAATTATTTACCTCCATACCATAGCTATGTATCAGGTGATGGAGATTTTAATTATGGGAATAGAAACAACTGGGGTAAAGGTGGATTAAGAGAAGATGCTGAATTTGAACAATGGGAAGATTATCAATTTGGTGTTAATTTTGGGTGGAAAATTGGAAAACATTTAGGGGTATTTGTAGAAGGAGAATATAATAAAATGTGGGATACAAAATTTTACAATTCAACGTTTGGAATAAATTATACATTTAGATAGAAGATGGCACAGCAAATAGGAGAGGATACTAAAGTAACCTTAGATTTAAAAACAATAGGAATGATAGTAGCATTTGTCGTTTCTTTAGCAGGTATGTATTTTACATTAAAAGCGGATATTGCTTACGCAGCAACTCAACCTGAGCCAGTTATTGAAAGAGTAGAATATGACTTAAAAGATGAGTTGATTCGACAAACAATAATGGATACTCAAGAAGATGTTGAAATGATTCTAGATAAATTAGATAAACTAGAAGATCGCATGTATGAAGTATCGAAAAAAAATTAAATGAAAAAACTTATATTAGTATTTTTACTACATTCAACAATTCTTTTTGGACAAAGTGATGTTCCTGACAAATATTGGTTAGATGATTCTAATTATGAAGATGTAA